GATAGTTTCATGTCTACCTGGGACTGGGTTAGGCTCTGCCCTATACGACGTTGAGACACAGAAAAACCCTTCAGCAGAAGGGTTACTTAATAACTCATGCTCTAACCACATCTGACCTGTCTGTGGTAAGGGCCAAATGTTATCGGCATAATTGTAAGTCGCTACTGTCTCTGGGTCTTCGCAAGCAGCAAGGATACTTAAACGATTTTGTGTATGCACCTCATAGAAATTCTTAGACAAAAAAAATGACCGTAATTCGGTCACTGCATCCGTGAATTCTTTTGGGTCAATCAGACTTGTCATTATTTTTGATCAAACTGAATTTATTTAGGTATTTTATTTTTATAGTTTCCAGTTGGTTGTGGTGTTCCCGTGACAGGACCAGTCCTAGTGGGCCACATATCATCGAATGCACTCCTAACTTCTTCTCTAACTATAAGTCTTAACTCTGTTGCCTCTGCCTCTACCCTTTTTTCAGGGCCACCCGTAGCGTGGTCAAGAGCAACATTGCCACCCACGATGGATCCAGTGCCGACAACTGCGGCAGCGGTTCCATAGGTAGCAATCTTTTGTACGTCCATTAGTCCGATAGTACTTTGGTCGCTATAGCGATACCAGCAACAACGAGGACACCAATACCAACACCACCCCAGGGAAACCCTGCTGGCTCTGGTACTGCTGGTGCGAATGGCACATCAGCAGGGACTTCAACTCCTATTGCGTCAAGTGTTTCTGCAACACCTATTCCTGCTGCTGGATTAAATTCCTTTTCCATTTTAGTTATACGTTACAATTAATACGACTCGTCTATCCCTTAGTGGGAGTTTATGACAATGCTCACCTTTAAATATAATAACATCGTCTTCTATAGGTGTGTGATTACCACCTGTTGTTATTGTATCTCCTCCTGCATCAGTCAAGTATACTAATAGATTAGTATGCTCATACTCATGGTCTTCATGAGGTGCTGTAGTAGCATCATTATAAAACCATGGATGGACTGCGTTAGCATTATATCTAAAGATATAATTAGCATTCAAGTTATTGTAATCAAAGATTTGATTAATAACTGTGTTTGCCAACTCCATATGTGGAGATGTTATAGCAGGAAACCTTCTATCAAAATGAGGTCTTTCTAAAAAGACATGTGAATAGAAGTTAAAATCATCCTTAGAATTCCTCTCGTAATACCAAGAGAAATCATCCGATAAAACTAGAGATTTGAGGTCTTCATACTCTGGTGTTATCGGATTACCGATGAGTTCCATCAAAGGGCAAATGGGGTCTCAGACACTGCTGGTGAAGCAGGACTGCCACTTAAACCTGGTAGGTCATTAGCACCTGTTGGTAGTGCGTCTGTACTTGGCAGACCACCACCTAGACCACCTAGTGATCCTAATACTGCATCTTGTACCTTCTCCTTAACGTCTTCTATGATTGCGTCCTTATTAATAAACACGTAACCACCAACGCCAACAACGGCAAGAGATACAACAGCAGACGCAACAGCGAGTACATTTACAACTTTTTGCATTTTCTTTTCCTTCTTAGTATAGATTCTCTTCTTGCTCAGTTAAGAGAACAAGATCTGAGGTTGGGTATGCTACACATGTTAGCACAAATCCAGACTCAAGTTGATCCTCATCAAGAAAACTTTGATCTTCTTGATTAACTGTGCCCGATTCCAATTTCATAGCGCATGATGAGCATGCACCCGCACGGCATGAAGAGGGATGATCTATCCCTTCTTCTTCCAATGCATCTAGTATATAGGTGTCACCATCAACTGAGAGAGTTGACTCATCACCTTCTGGAGACTTTAAAACGACAGTGAATGCCATAGTTAATTACAACTGATAAGGTTTTTCATCTTTCTTGGCAGGATCTACAGCAATAATCTTTAAGGGAGCTTGCTCAATCCTTAGGGTCTGGACAGGTCCACCAGTGCCGTTACCGCCACCAGGTCCACCATTACCATTACCATTCATCTTCATAGTGCCATCACCTTTCTTAGATGCTGTCTGAATTCCGAAGCTAGCTAAAACTCCTGTAAAAACTGAAGCTATAAAAGTTGGATCTATTTTCTGCTGAGGAATGCCTGGGATAGCAACATAATTAAGGGTCAATATCCCGCCGGACCACACAAGAACGCCAAGTCTGACCATACTGGACAGCAGTGCGGCTTGCTCTTCCTCATCAGGAAGAATCTTATCTTTGATCTTACCAAGGACTCCCTTTTTTGTCAAGTCCTTCTCAGATTTCTTCTCTTCTTCTGCCACTTAAACCTCCGTTGGTTGTTTCTTCTTACCAATGTTGTACTTGGATTCAAGAGTCCATTCGCCTTTATCTTTAAATGCCAGTACCTTAATCTGGTTTAGTGGAGCGAGGTCTTCTGCCTCTGTTGCTACTGATATCTCTACCAACCCCCAGTCTGATAGGAGTTTCGCAATACGATTGCGACGTTGGACATCGTTGCTTGTTATGTTAGTAGGTTTACCATCCAGTGCAAAGAGTTCTTTGAAGTGGACGATGTAATACTTACCTCGTTTATGTAGGATGTGACAAGACTGATAGAGTTTACGCTCTTTCCTAGACGCTACACCTATACGAGTCAGTGTCTCCCTCACTTTGAGAAAGTCATCTGGTTCCTTTAGGGTAACCTCCAGCATCATGTCTTGAGACCAACTGATCTCATCACTCATTGTCTTCCTCCAGTATTAAGTTTTGATCTAATAACTTCAAGTTGCTCTTTAGACAATATTCTCATAGCCTGCTGAGCTTTCTCAGTATTGTAACCATAGTATTTTTTCACAAGGTCAAGGTCACTGTTTTTGGACTTCTTATCCCAAGGAGAAAATCGCTTTGATTTTCTAACACTATGTATATAATATTGATACTGAAGAAGGTTAGGTAGATGTGAAGAAGCATTCATTTCATTGGCATGTATAACCGTGTCAATGAATCCAGACAGACATTTATTAACAACGTATGCTGGATACTTTTTCATCGCTCTCTCATCTACAGAGAGGTCACCTTTTTTTAAATTAATACTGTTGAGATAATCCTTTAGCGGATACTCATGCATATAACTGCTCCAGTGGCGTTCTATTAATGTCGTAGTTACATACTAGCAGTTCTTTCTTCTGCTTATTGTCTGGCCTATGCTTCATACCATAGGTAATTTTAAATTCTTCTTGATGGAAGTTACTATATGCTTCCTTTAAACTATCAGAGTTGTTATATGTTACAAACCAGTCATGCTTACAGTCCTCACATGCCTTGATAAACTCCTCATGGTTGAATGATTTATGCAACTCAGCATTACTACCATAGAGATAGACACCAATCTGATATGGTGGGTCTAGGTAGATGAATGTATCCTCACCTGGTGCTGCCATCACCTCAGAGTAATCAAGGTTAGTAATCCTCCACCCCTGAATGATTTGTGAAATCTCTTTAAGGAAATTAGCACCACGTGTAGTGAAGTTTTGCCTTGATGCAGTAGCACTGAAGGAACTATTCTCTGTCAGTCCTGAGTAAGAGCACTTGTTAAGCACCCAGAATAATATTGCTTGCTCATATGAATCGGCCTTATGAATGTCACCCTTGGCAGACTTAAACAGTTCCTTTGCTCTATCCTCTGTGCTATTATCTTCCTTAATCTTAATCAGATCATCAGACAATCTATTCCCATTCTTCTGTAGATTCACCCAGAAGTTATAGAGATAGACATACTTATCATTAATCCATACAGGGATGTCAGGATTCTTCTGTGCAAATAGTAATGCAACTGACCCACCACCTATGAATGGTTCACGATACTCTTTAAGGTCGCTAGGGAAACGAGGGATAAAGTCTTTTGCTACCCTTGACTTACCGCCAGGATAACGTAGAGGAGTTTTCAAATACTTCATAATAATTTTAAATTAACTTGGGGTAATCCATACGGACCTGTGTTTACTTTACCAGTAGGTAAAGCATTAAATGATATGGTCCATCTATCAAAATCTTGCAACTGTCTACCAGAGAAATGATGTAACCAAGATGGAAAGATAATTAACTTCCCAGGATTTGACTGATACATTTCATTGATACCTAAGTTCCAACCATCATCCTTCATAAGGTTGTCCTGCCATACGTCAAGCGTATCGCTAGTCCTTGGTGTGCAAGGGTCACCAAAGATAGTAGGAGCACCATCTGTAATATAGTATACACTACTTACATAGGACATGGGGTGCCTATGTAACGGATGTCCCCATCCACTCATGGATGGAGCATGATTAAACCACGAAAGAGTTATCTCTAACTGGTCACAGTTAAGCTCAAACCTTTGCTTATATTGTTCCAAACACTCATTAAAAAACTTAACCACCCTCTGCACACATGGAGCATCCTCCTTATGCATGTCAGTCTTACTGGTGATGACACCTTCAGGAAAATTAGATTGGTTAGCAGGGAATTCTCTA